CACGCATACCGTATGCGTAGCCACGCGGTGGCTCGGGTCTGACGATCTGTTTGTCGCCGCCCTCGACCTCGATGGTGGTCTCGGCTGTGGTCACCGCCGTCTCACGCCCAAGCGCCAGCGGATTGGTAATCTTCCCCCAGTGTGGACACCCGTCACAGATGCCGGGGTTCTCTGAGTCAAACTTCACGCATGGGTATGGGCCTTTGATCTCAGCCAGCTTCTGGTGCATACGCTCATGCGGGTAGGGGTGCAGGTCAGTCAACCACACTGCGGCCTTCTCACCGTCCTGACACTTCTGCGCGATGCTCAACCACCCACGCCACATAGGTTCCACACCATCCTCGGCAGCGTTCTCAGCGTAGTACCGAAGCTGGTCGCAGCCTGTACCGTCCTTGGTCTTCTTGTAGATATTCTTGAAGAGCGTGATGCTGTTCTCAAACAGCTTGACTGTTGTCGTTGACAGTGCAGTCTCAGGGCGCTTGCCCGGCAACGCTAAGTCAGTCTTACCCTTGGGGGGTATAGGTGGTGGGGCGTTCTTGAGTTGGCTCTCGATATGATTGGCAAGGTCGTGGAAGTCAAACGTGTCGCCCTCGGCTAGTATGCGCACTGGGCGCGGCGTAGCGTACTTGGCCTTGTTGTTGAACGTCTCAGGGATGCGTAGCACCCTCGCCGCATCTGCGGTCACAGTCATGTCAATGCTCAAGGCTTCTTGTCTGCACAGGCGCTTGAAGTTCTCGGCAACAGGCTTCCACTCATCAACAGTCACATCTTCTGTGAACGGCCAGTAGCAGTGCAGTCCACCACCTGAACTCACAATGTAGGGACTACCTAAGAGGTCAATCCCAGTCTTGGCAAGGAACCCATCCAGCGCAAGGGCAGCAGCCTTCTTGGTCTCATACCCATCCATGTCAATGAACAGGGAGCGAATGTGGCGTGCGTTATCTGCTGTGCGCTTACCCGACTGCTCAAATGTGGACAACGCAAAATAGATGTCCTTGTTCTGTGTAACCCACTTACCTACAGTTGGTTCTATCTCCTCAATCTTTTGAACAAACGTGTATTCTTTCTTCTTTGTAGTTAGCTCTGCCGCACAGTACAACCCGTTATCCGGAGACGGCAAAACAACCGCTAGAAATTCAAGCGGAGTCATTGGAATCCTTTGGGTTTAAGAGAACAGGTCGAGTTGGTTGGGGTCGCGCAGGGGGAACTCTTTGTCTGGTGCAACAGCAGTGAAGCGGCGCAGAAGTTCAATCTGCCACTCAATAGGCGCACCGAATTCGGTGTCGTCCATGTACATGGCAAAGTACTTGATGAGTTCCTGATTACTTAAGGTACGAGGTTGTAGTGCTGACATATTTTTCTCCATGCGTCGTCGGCTGAATGTGCTGATCTAAGAATTGTGAGGAGTGTTTCAACACGGTGTTCATACGCGGGGAAGATGTCACCACCCTCAAACCAGTTGTAGACCGTCTGTCGTGAAACGCCCAAGGCTTTTGAGATGCGAACAACTGAAAAGTTGTGATGCGCAGCCCACCGCCCAAGCTGATTGCCCGGGGTCTTGGGTGCACGCATGATCGCGTCGATTGTTTTTTGTGAGTAGGCCATGTTGTTTGGGTGGGGGTACTAACGGCGCTCTCCTTGTGACGGCACCAGTTAATTGGTAGAGAGTGAGGCGACTGCCGCTTTCCCCCCGAAACTCCTTATTTAAGGTTGATGAATGGTGTTGCGCCACCAGCCATTGTTGTTGGGAGGTTGCCGTCCCATTTCTCAATAGCTTTGAGTTGCACGTAGCTTGCACCGCCTTGGCTGTTGATCGCTTGTGTCTCAATCTGAATTGCTTTGGCGCGTCCCTCTGCTTTGGCAATCTCTTGCTTGGCTTCAACCTCAATACGCTGCAAGTCCTGCTCGGCCTTCAGCTTGCTCTGCATGGCAATAACCTTGGCTTCAATTGCCTTTTGATACTCGGCGCTGAATCCAAAGTTGACCAAGCTAATGTCGCCAACCAACACGCCGTACTTAACCAGCTTTCCAGCTACCTCTTCTTTGACCCGAGCAGATACCAAGTCGCGCTTGGTAATCAACTCCTCGCTGGTGTAGTGGGCGGTGATGGCTTTCAGTGATTCGCTCATGGCTGGAAACACTACGCGGTCTTGCAGGTCGAGGCCAAACTCCTTGTAGATATGCGCGGCTTGTGCGCCGTCCAGTCGGTAGTTCAGCACGATGTCCGTGTGGATCTGTTGCAAGTCTTTTGTACCCGCACTGGCGTTGTTGATGCGATAGGCAGTTAAGCGCACCTCGACCTCCTTGACGCGAGACAGCGGATTGACCAAGTGAATACCTTCAGCCAGCGTAACTTGATTGACCTGACCAAAAGTCACCTGCACACCAATGTGACCAGCAGGAATGACTGCAACAGAAGCAAACAAAATAGTCAACCCAATCAGCGCCGCAGAGATGGCGGATGGTATTGTCTTGTCGAATGTGGGTTCAGGCGCAGTAAACGGTTGCCCGTACCCAGCACTTCGATCTTTTTGGTAATGCCACTCAGACCTCTTCTGATGGTAGAGCGCATAGAAACCCGCAAACACAGCGATGCAGGTCAAGATTGCAATAAAAATTAGTCCCATTTACTTCTCCTGTTTGTTGTAGGTGGGGGCCGAAGCCCCCGGTTTTTAATTACTCATCATCCCAGTCAGACACGATGTCAGCGAGCTTGCCTTTCTTGGCAGGCACAGCAGACGGCTTCGCGGCTTCCTTGCGGACTTCAGGTTCGTCGTCAGCATCGACCACGGGCTTGGCTTTCTTGGTGGCAGGCTTGGCAGGTGCTTCGTCTTCATCCGCTTCAGGAACAGGAGGCTTACCGGCAAGCACCATCTTGGGAGCGTTGGCTCTTACGCCATCACTCTGCGCCACGGTCATAACCACGGCACGCTTGGCCTCATCGGTCTCGCCTTGGGCTTTGATGATTTCATACTCCTCATCAGTCAACCAGCGCACAGGCTTGAAGAACAGCTTGGGGGACTCAGCCTTTGTATCAAAGCGCATCTCGGTAACGATCTGCTCAGGATTGACCGGAGGATTCTGCACCGCCAAGTAGCGTGCATAGGCTTGTAACGCACGCTTATCCCCTTCTTCCTTACCAAATATTGAAGTGGCAGGCAGGGTCAACTGCATCACATCCCCAGCAATGTTGTTGGCTGGCACAACAGCAAGGCGCTGTTGAAAACGGCAAGCACGGCTATTACCTTGGCCAGAACCCGCAATGTTCTTGGGGCAACTCATGCAGGTTTCAGCTTGCTTGTTCTCAGCACTAGCGTCAGGGCGCTCACCATCATTGCTCCAGCAATCAGGAGGGACAATGTTTTCGGCGTCGTATGCTGCGGCGTAAAAAATGCGGCTGAGTTTGGGGGCAGCTTTCACAATGACGACTTCCAGATGACGGTCATCAATAGCGGCAACTTCTTTGCCCCCTGCCAATAAACGAAACACACCACCCTTGATGGATATGCGCTTGGCGCTGTTGGATACGCTGCCGCCTGTGAGGGCTTTAGCGGTGTCGGACAACTCGTTGTTACGAGCGAAGGCAGGTACGTTTGCGGACGAAAAAAGCGTTATGTTTGACATATAAAACTCACTTGGTTGGTTTGGTTATAACAATGTTGAACTCCGAGTGGGAGTTCAGTCCGGGTGGTAACACCCCCGGGTTCTCTTCGAGGAACTGCACCATGTTGGTCTGCGCGATACGCTTCTCCAACAACTCAACTGCGCCGTGCTCAAGGATGAACTCCTTGAATGAACCCCAGTCGTTTGTAGAGTAGCGCGTCGATTGACGCATGGACACAGTCCCAAAGGGACTCTTGACAGATGAGATGCCCAGCGCCTTCATCTGATCTTTTAGTGCAAACTTAATCTCATCTTGCGCTGACTTGAGTTCTTCCAATTTGGTGTCGTACTCTTGGGTCATCGTGTCGATTTCAAGTTTGATCTTGCGGTAAATCTTTACCAGCTTATCTATCGGGATTGAGTCTTCACTCATTTGCTTCTCCTGTTTTTGTTTGTCTAAGGTTGGACAGTTTACACGTTTGCGTTTGGTTTGCAACCCCCTTTCATGAATTTATTTCAAGCTCAAACATTTGAGT